CCTCCGGTATTTTGCCGTTGCCAAATTTGCCAAATGATGCCTCTATTTTCACGCCTATAAATGTGATTTGACCGGCAATTTAACGCGGTCAACCCTGTGCCCGCGACAATGCCGCCCGCCGCTTGCGCTCCATTTCTTCAGCGCGCAATATGTCTGTGGTAAGTTGCGCGTAGTTCAAAAACTCAAGCGCGCCCATACTGTAAATCTGGTCAAACTTGGTCACATCGCGGTTGGCAAGCCTCCAAACCATCATCAGCCAACCATATTGTTCCAGCGGGTTCAGGTGTGTTTGCCGTTCTGTATCGGCTTGCTCTTCATCTTCACTTTTGAATATTCCACTGTAGTTTTTGACAACTCGCTTGAAATCAGCAAAAAAAAACTGATAAGCCCCCAAACATTCCCGATGGTTGCGTGCTTGCGCAAATGCTCAGCCCGCTTTGCGTGGTTGGCGCCGTTGTATTGCTCCGGTGCCCAACGTAGATACTTGCATTCTCTGCACAGGCTGGCCATGATTAAATGCAAACTCTCAACCATCAACGTTTCATCTTTCACGTTGTAACTCATGAGCTCAATTAGCTGACCGGCGGTCATTTCATTGAGGTATTGAGCACCAACAAACCACTTTGCGCCCGCCTTAAATTTGATTTTTGGCTCAAGCTCCGGCAACCAATTCCACTGTTCAATCAGCGTGCGGTAATCAGCTACAATTTTGCTGATGGGCCATTTCATGATTTCGTCAACCTCCAAACGCCGGTATGCGGCAATGACAGCAATCCGCTTTTCATGCGCCTCAAATGCCGTTGACAACTCTATGGCCGCAATGGCTTGAAATTGCTCAATGGTAAGGTCTGTCAATTTCATTTCAGTAGTTTGTGTAGTAGCCGTAATTGTCGTCACCAAATTGCAATTTCAGCTCAGGGTATCGTTGCTTCATCAGCTCCGGTGTGAGGTCCGGTTGATGGTGCGTTTCAAACTCGTTGCCCTCCCATTCACCCTGTTCAAACCGGTATGGCACAGCCACCATGACGCGGTGTAGTGCAGCGCGGTCCAGAACCGCCCGCGCCTCTGCAAACGTCAAGTGCTCCAGAACGTCACCCATGATTAGGTAGGTGTAGTAATCAAAATCAAAGGTCCTTATGTCGCCAATGTGAATCTTTTGGTAAAATTGACCCAAGTGAAAACGCTTGACATACGGCTTGTGGATTTCCAAACAGTCCATTTTGATTGTAGGCAATAGGCGCGCGTATGTTCCGGCGCCTGCTCCAACGTCCAGAACTCTGTCAAGTGGTTCAATTTCGCCTTTGAGCATGGCGGCAATTTCATCTTTGTAAAAACTGTAGCTGTAAGGCATCAAAGTTGAATTGAATTGTTTATCAGGGTTGCTTTTGCGGTGCTGCTCAGGGTTGCTGTCCTCAAATAATTCCTGAACTCTTTAATTGCCGGCAAATCATCATAAAAGTTGTCTGGCGTAAAATAATATGGGATGTGTCGCAGGGTAATGTCAATTGTCCGACAACCTCCCAAGCCGTAAAATTTTATCCGGTTGTAATCATAAAGCGCAAACGTGGTGTCAACCGGAGCCGGCAGCATGTGAATTTTGGATGGCATTTTGTAAACCGGCATTGTTGGTTTCTTGGCCCAATAATCACGCTCACACTCATTGAAAAACAGGGCATTGTCCGGCACATCATCAATGGCAATTCCAACGCCAATTTTGTCCTTCATGTTCAGTCTGTGGCCGTTGTATTCATAGATTGATTCATCCATGTTGCGCTCAACGTCCAGCAAGTACTCAAGCATTGTGTCTGGACAGTGGCTGAGGTCCAAGTCAGGGTCAGTTACCACGTAGTGTTGGTGGCCAAATTGCTCAAACAACGATTGAGGTACGCCCAATGTAAATGGCGCCCTATGACCGCCGTTGAACCGCGCGTAAATCACAACGGCATTGTCATCCTTTGATAGCTCATCATACCATTTGAGCGTGTCCGGATTTGTGCTGGCGTTGTCAACAATCACGATAGGGCCGCACAGCTTCATGCGCCTTAACTCCGCAACCATGGCTTTGGGCCAAATTGATAAATTGCGGTTGTTGATGATGATGGGTATGCCCTTTATTCCTCTGCGCATTGTTTCACAATAAACCAACTGTCCTGTTGAGGCTCTTCACTCATTGTCACTTGTAGGCCCATTTGCCGGCAAAAATCAGTTATGGCTTTGTTGACCTCCGGCAAACTCCGGTCATGCCCGCAAAGCAAACCGCCCTCTTTGACTTTGGGCCAATACACGTGTAGGTCGTGCAGCACCCATCCGTAGCTGTGGTCAGCGTCAATGTAAACAAAATCATACGCCCCATTCTCAAGTTTTTCATGAGCCGTGTCGCTGTATTCTTTTATCAGTTCAAAGCGCCCTGTAAACATTTCCAAACTTTCCATGGCCACGCGCTCGTTGACGTTCTGGTTGGCCTGTTCAATCGGCCCCCACCAATCTTGGTAAGCCTCCCATGGGTCAATCAAAATCAAATGCAGATTTGGGAGCCGGTCCAGCATTTTAACAGACAATTTGGCCTCAGCAACGCCAAGCTCAACGCCGACAACAGGCCTAAAATTTGGGATTAAATGGTACATGATTCTGGATTAAAACGTGACTATCATTTTGTTGAGGTCTGGCCAGCCTTCATTGAGGTCTTTGATGATTGGCTCAGCCTCACTCAAACCAATCCAAAATTCAGCCTCAAACCGGTGTTTGCGGGGTGGTTCTGGTAACTTGCGTATGTGTTCGGATTTTGACCACCAAAAATTGCCGGCAAAATAGGGCACGCCATTTTCATTGGTTTGACATACCATGTGCGGGTACTTTTCAGCGGTTATCCAGTGGCAACCAACGGCATCATGCGTTTGCAACGCGTCCAGACAAACGTTGTAAGCCACAACGTTGAAAAACAACATGCTCCGGCACCACAGTTGTTTTTGTAGCGCCCTGTCAAAAGCGCCTTTGGTGTGAGCGTAAAAGTAATTGGCATCCTCAGTTTGGGCCGCTTTCCAAAGTTCAGTCAAAGTTGCTTGCTCCCAAGCCATGCCGCGCTCAACCACAATTTTGACCTTATCAGCAACCAACGATTGCTTCAATGTTTCTTTGACGCTCTTGCGTGCCTCCGGAGGTCCAACAATGCCAATCCGGATTTCATCAAGCTCTTCAATCAAGCCGTAATTGCATATTGCCATCATGTGCTGATTGAGTATGAGCTGCCATGGACCGGCGGCAAACACGTGGTAGTAGTGGATGTTTTTCATAAGTTTGGTTGAAATGCGCCCGCTAAATTAGCACATAACGCCCACGATTTGCAACGGCCAACTTATTTAATGCCACATACCGGATGGCGTCAATGCCGTGGTTGAACGCGTCAATAGGCACGCCGGTATTTTTGCCGTTCTTGTCGGTAGCCCACGCGTAGTTGCGCAGCTCCTTAATCAAGTTGGTGCTGTCTTTGGTGACCTGTATTTTGAACCGCTTGAGGACGTCAATGCCATTGCGCACGCTGTCCGGTCCTTTTTGAGCCGGTTTTATGTTGAATCCAAGCCGGTAAACCTCTTCAATGGACTTTGGTTCAGCGCTGTCAGCAACAATTTCCCAGTGCCGGCTGATGCCAAAATCGCGCAACTTTGCGGCAATGTCTTGATTGGTCAGGCCGTGGTCGTACATTAGCTCCCTTATCTGGATGACATCGCCCTTTTGGTAAACCGCAACCAATGCTGTTGGGTCTGAGGTGTAGCCCCAGTCCAGACCATAAGCAACAAATTTGGCTTGCGATGGGTCAATGGCCTCAATTATTTCGTAGTCGTCAAATATCGCCCCTACCAATTGGCCCAACTGACCCAAGCCGTACACGCGCCACCAATTAGCCCAAAACGCGCTGGTTGCCGCTTTGGCCCTGTTGGCTTCAATGTCAGCCCTAATTGTGACCGGTAGCGCTTCATTGTCGGCATACGTAAGCACAATCAGCTCTGCATCCGGTTGTGTCAATACCTCAGTGTGCGCCCAAAATTCAGCCGTGGGGTTGTAGTCCAAATAAATTTCATCGCTGGTCCGGATAGCAAGCTGGTAGTAGGCCTCAAAAGCAACGTTGTTGGCCTCATTCAAATACAGGACATTCCGGCGCGCGCCTCTTAGCCGTGCCTCACTGTCTGCACTAAAAAACTCAATAAAACTCCCATTGGCAAATTTGTAGGTAAGCAGGGTCATGTTCCACCGGCCCTCAACAAACCGGTTTGTGGACCGCATCAGCTCAATAAAATCCTTCATGGCACCACGCCTCAAGTGCGGTATGCTCTCAGATACAACGCTGATTTCGGATTTGGGTATGCGTGCGGCCCTGTCAATCAGCACCGCAAGTATGGCCACTGTTTTGCCCGCGCTGGTGCCTCCCTGAATAACGCGTTTACGCGTCTTTATGCGCCTTATACGCTTGACCGCCGTGGTGTACTCAAACCTCATTTCATCAGCTCACGCTCAGCCTCAGTCAGCAACTCAATGTCCGGTTCTGTATCAGCAAACAACGGCTGTTCTACGGTGATGGTTGTTTCAATATCCTGTTTTGGCTGGCCGTAAACTCTGGACAGCAACAGCTCTGCTGTGTACATGCTGCCCTTTTCAATGCCTTTGCGGATGGCTCCGGCCACCGTTTTTTCAAACACAGTTGCGTCCGGTGACTCAAAAACGTCCTTCAACTCAACCATTGTCAGCGCCATCATGGCTTGAATGGTGTCATTGATTTCGGAGCGCTTGTAACCCTGCTCTGTCCATGCCGTGACAAACTTGCGTGGACGGCCGTTTGGGTTGCCACTTTGCCCCTTTTTGAATTGATGTGGCCTTACATTTTCTGGATTTGGCATGGCTGTTTGTTCGTTGTTTATGGCAGGTTGACAAATGCTTTCAGCGGGTACAATATGTGGCTGTTCCGATAGCCTCCATCATGCGTTGGGATGATGGGTGTGACGCCGTGCAGGTTCCTCCAAGCAGGGTAAACAAGCACTGAATTGTCGCGCTGGCCAAATACGGCCCCATAGTCCGGCACGTACAAATCGCCGCCCTTTGAATTGTGCTTTTTGCAGATGATTACGTTACATGCCCCTACAATGTTGCCTGTGTCGCGGTGCATGTCAGCGCTGATGTTGTAGTTGCTGATTGTTGACGTCCAGAGGTTGCCAAACCTCCATTTGTTGTGGACGCGGTTCATCGCCTCCAACTGCCGTTTGTGCTGCTCCGGCATGATGTCACGTATCAACTGCTCGCTTTCATTAGCCAACAGCAACATGGCTTTGACAAATGGTTGGGCTGATTTTACCAAATGAACAGATGAACGCTGTGGATATGGCCGCCGCACCATTGGTTTTGGCGGTATGCTCCCAAGTTGGGTTGACATTTGTGACACGCCTTTGGGCAAATCTTTATACAATTCAATGATGTCTGGACGCGCCGATTGCTTTTTGATTTGGGATGTTCTGTTCATTTTTGTTTTGGGCACGTTGGCGCTCATAAACTCGGCATCAGCCAAATCGGCCAGTTTGCACATGCGCTCCGGCATTTTTGCCAAATAAAATCCAATC